GGGCAGTTTTTTCTTAATACTACCCATTTGCCAACTCTGTGTAGTGGATAATTCTATTACGAGTCGGTGACTTTCTCGTGCACCAATAATATTATTTTCAAATAAACTTATTGATAAAATATCAAACTGTCCATCAGGAGATCGAAACTCACCTTGAGGTAATTTAACAACCACCCTTGCATCTTGACATGTTGGGGATTTTAAGAAGTTGTCTAACTGTTTAGCTAGTTCTTTCGCATTTATCATGTGTTGACTTTTACTTAACATTACTCTAAATGTCAAGTATGGCAGGAGTACCAAAAAGACTTACAGAAATGCAAATGAAATTTGCACAATTATTAGTAACAAACGAAGGTAGAAAGACACCGACAGAATGTGCGATTGAAGCAGGTTATGATAAAGATTCTGCATATGTTAGAGCATCTGAATTACGTAATCCAAAAAAATATCCACTGGTTGTTAAATATATTGGAGAGATACGAGAAGAGTATCAACAAAAATATGAAGTAACTTATGGTAGACACATATCAGAGTTAGCAAAGATTAGAGATGCAGCTTTGAAAAAGGGTGCGTTCTCAGCAGCAGGTAATGTTGAACACATGAGAGGTAAGGCAGCTGGTCTATATGTAGAGCAAAAAATAATTAGAACAGGTAAGTTAGATGACATGTCTAAGGAAGAAATGGAAAAAGAATTAAAAAGTATTATTGATGAATACTCACCACTATTAGAAGATGTTAAGGTAGAAGATATTAAAAAAAATATTGAGAATAAAAGATTACCAAGAGTTAAGAAAGTTTAATTACTTTTCATTTATCTTTTCCATCTTAACTATACAACCTTTTGGAAATACATTTCTATCGCTAAATAATTCATCGTTTTGTTCGTAACTTGCAAACGTTCTAACATTCTTATTATCTTTGTTAAGTAAGTATGCGTGAGTAATCATTACAGATGGCATAAAACCAAGTGATGTATGTAAATCTGCATGCCCGGCATCCCCGGTAATGTCCAACCACGTAATTTTATAAAAATAATATCTTTTCTTCTTGATGACTACAGATTTGTATTTAGATTTTTTAGGTCTTCTAGGCATAAGGATTATATATCAGACCCCTATAGGTTTTCCAGAATTATTAAGTCCAATTTGGAATCCCAAATGTCCTCGCGGCCCCTATCTAAACGATAATCCTGGATAATACATATAATATCCATTGCTCTAAAACCATTGGTATTACTTGCTGATCACCTCAACCCCAGATCACCTCTCTTTTTCTAAACCCAAATCGCAAATTTACGAATATCCAGAAACCTATAGGGAGGTGATGAACCGCATAAAACCTTACTTTTTAATTATGGCTATTTTATGAAACTGCCTTATTTTTGACACTATAGAACTTATCTAATCTCTCTAGAAATTTATGTTGATATTTAATAAACTCTTTGCCTTTTATTTGAAACTTTTGGAAATATTTATCTGGCGTACACATCAATATGACACCTTGGGTTATTTCGGTATCATAAACGCAGTTGTGGGCCATCGCATACGCCCCTAGCTGCATGAAATAGTCGTCTATCCATTCCTTACGTTTTGGCCTATTCGATTGTTTGAAGTCAATTATGGAATTTTCATAGTCATAGACACCAACTAAATCTGTCTGACCTGCATACAACCCAGGATAATATAGGGTAACCTCACTGCCCCATATTTCAGAAACATCACATAAACCCTTGTTAATAATCACCTGAGCCATGTCGCCTGCCACCTGTCCCTCGTCAGTCAGATCCATGTGTCCTTCACCCAAGATATGTCTTTCAAGATGCAAGTGCATGTTAGTTCCACGACTAGCCGCTTGATCCTTGACTCTTGTCGCCTGTTCCTCTCCTACTTTCGCTTTCCACCTTTCGATAGATTCTTTCTTTTCTTCAGATTGTGTAGCAGATAGAATCGTTGTAACACTTGGTAACTTTTCGCCAGTTATCTCGTAATGACGTCTTCCTTCAATCGAGGTCCGCATGGATGCAGGATACTCGTATAGTTTATTCCATTTCATTTTAAATTATTTATAACATAGTACAATATTAAAAGACCTATTAACAGACATACCATATTATAAAAAAACATACCTAATCCAAATTCAAATGTCATAATTTTTTCTTTAATTCTTTTAAATATTCTTCTTCCTCGTCAAATCCATGTATGTATTTTTCTGCATCGTCATCTTTCATTTTTTTAAATATTTCATCATATCTTTTTCGATACAAATCGTTGGATACCCTTGATTTTCCATCCCATTTTTTACCTTTGTTTTTACTCATTCTAAACTCATTTGTTTCTTATACTCATTTAAATTAACAACTTTATTGTTCATAAGTTTACCGTCATAGTGGTCTATTATCTTATTTGTTTTTTCTAACTTGGTATGTAAGTATGGCCACAACAAACACGATACATAAAAAGCATCTCTATGACTACATCTCCATCGCCATTGTTTTTTACGACCTGGCCTAACTTTTCTGGTATTAACTTGACCAACTTTTAACACATCATGCACCCATCTTAAAACAGATTCATCTGTCATGGCTATTTCCATTCTAATACTCCAGGTCGGATATGCTTTCTTGTTATGTTTTCTCTTTCTCATGTATTGTTTGTATTGAATATTACCTTCGCCATCAAATAGTCCTGCGATGTATGCTATGTCTGATTCTCTCATGTCTCAACTCCCATTTTTCTTAACATCAATATTTCAAGATTCTGTATTCTTTCCTCAAATTTTATCATATCCATCCATATTTCATTAATATCAATAAAAATAAAACATAAAAAACAAAGACAAATTAACAAACTAATTATAATCAACCAACTTAAAAATTTATTTAACAGGGGGTCTGGCATCTTTATCTTTCGTTAGTATTTTTATAGCACTTATAGGGTTTGGTTTATCTTCCATACCCGTATATATGCCAGCAGATATATTAATTATATCAGTGCTTGAGCAATGACTTAAGCTGAGGGTGAGTATCAAAATACTCATCAAATTCTTTATCATGTACTTCTCCTTCACTGTTACACATTGTGCACTGCACAACAACATCTACTTTTCTTTCTATGCTTTCCTTCACTTTTATAAAACCGTTACCGGAGCACCTAGGACAAATCTTTTTTTGATTCATCTTCTTTTTCTTTTTCTATTTTTAAAGAAGCCAACATACTTACAAGTTGTGTAACTTCACCAAATGGTCTGTTAACTAGGTATTGTAATAAAGCTTTTCTTTGTTCTTCTGTTATCTTATACATTTTTAACCTTTCCGTTTAGTTTTTTTGCTTTCTCATTCGCTATACATTCAATAGTTTTAGATATTGATAATTTAGCATCGGGCAATAATACCTTTGATAAACTTTCTAAAACCTTGTATGTTTGTTTCGGAAGAGAAACATTTCTATATTTAGTTATATCAGTCATAGTTCCTTTCATTTATTAATAATGACAATATAGGAGATTAACTTAAAAAGTCAAGATGAAAATAGCATTAATTTTATATATTTGTTCATATGCTGCTGGGACATGTTTACCTGGGCATCAATGGTCCGGTACATTTAATGATATGTATGATTGTATGCAAACGGGATACAAAGAGTCATTAAGTAAAATGGAAGAGATAGGTAGACAAGAGGTTAACGAACATGAGATATTTATAAGATTTGCTTGTGTTGAACAAGAAAGCGCTGATACTTAATTACTCACAAATAAACCCTTGAACTGTGCCACGGCCATCGTTTAAATACCAACCATTTCTTATAGGGTCATCAAATTCTCTGTAATGAGATATTTCATTTCTGTGTTCATCAGCCATTGACAAACACTCATGAACCTCTATCGGTCTTGATAAATTGTATTTTTCTTGAATTAACGTCCCGTCGAATAACAACACCAGTATTATCAATGTTTCTGCCATTAACCCACTCCTTTACTTTTTTATACCAAAGTTCTTTGTATGAATCATCTTTAGTTTTATTCCAAAGAATAGCTAACTTATCAAGTTCATCAGTGTTTCTCATTAGTTATTTTCCCCCATTTTAATATGTTTTTTAAACCTGGGGCAGATATTTGTAAGTCTACTCCGTAAGGTCTCCATGCTTTTTTAACAAGGTTTAGTTCTAACAACAAATTGGACCATTGTTTTTGTGATATGTTTTTTGTTTTTATAGTTACAATTTTTTCTTTCATAAATTAAATATAGGATATTTAGGGATATTTGTCAACGACCTTGACCACGATATTTTCTTTTTTTTGTTCTTTTTGTAGATTTGTTTGGGTTTTTACTATGCCTTCCAGGGCGTTTACGAGGTTTTTCGTGGTTATATGTATTTACTCCGAAGAGGGATTTTTTCTTAGCCATTCTTTGTCATTTTCTGATAGTTTTAAATATCTAATACTTCCATTTACGTGTTGTTTAGTATCACTACCACAGTTTGTACATCTATAATAATCTGTTACAACTGATACTAGAACTGAATCTTCGTCACAATTTTCACAATGTCCAACCACTGTATCTATGGATTTTAAGGATAGGTGCAACATTGATTTAGTTTTAGACAAGATCAACCGCCCTGCCCAAAATGGGTTTATATCTAGTTTTACCTTCTTCTCTATATGCTCTCATTAATTGTTTACGTGAGCTTTCAGCGACCCAAGAACAATGGACCCACCCTGAATTAGGTTCACCGGGAGTGTAGAATTCTAAAATCATTTGGTCCCAGTTTAGGTTATCTTTAATCCAATCAAAGACCTCGGCATTATCAACACCCATAACTTCAAAATCTACAGCTTCAGCGCGTGCATGCTGTGACTTTGCCGAACTACCTATGGCAAGACAAAGGTCAACACTACGAAATCCGCTAGTCACTTTAACCCTGCCAAAGTGATCACGTACAGGTTGTAAAATATTTTCACACAAACCTTTTAATTTTTCTATTTGATCAGCATTAGGATTATTATCGATACCACGCCTAATTGCCGTGTCCGATTTAATTAACTCTAATAGAGTAAAATTACGTGAGAGATTCATCAAATTAATTTGCTAGTGGATTAGATGTAGATGTTTTTAATTCTTCTATTTGAACTTTTAATAATTCAATTTCTTTTTCATTAACTAAAATTTTAGTATGACCATGTTCAGTGCTTAGTGCTTCAACTTTTTCTTCTAACACAGCTATCTGTGCAGAATAGTCTATAGATGATCTACCTTCAATTTCATTAAGTCTAGTAGTAATCTCACCATATTTTGTAAAACCACCACCTATTGCAACAATCGCTGCAATTAAAGCAGCTATTCCTGCGAGTTGATCTTTAAGTTTACCCATTTTTTAGTGCCTCCAACTCCAATAAGATTTGTTGTTTTCTTAATTTAATCTCTTGAAGTTTTTTTGCTTTAATTTCTATCTTATCATTTTGAATATATGTTGCAAGACTCTTATCTGCATAAATTAACCTGTTATCTATAAGGTTTAATTGATCTAAATAGATGTCTTTTGGCTTATAAAACTGTGTATTTGCATATTGATTTAAAGATACCTGATCTGTTGTCATAGCTTGCATTTTAATTATGTTTTTTATTTGTAGATTTTTTGATATATTTTTTATATCATTATCAACTTTTTCCATTACTCTTGCAAGATTTTTAACGAGAGCTTTTTTCTGTTGTATTGCTTTTTGTTCGGCAATTTTTTTGGTTTGAACAGAGGACTTCTTAGTAGTTTCGCTAGTAGGTTTCTTTTCTTTAATTGTTTCTTTTTTCTTTTCATTATTTGCTTGTACCATCTTTGTAGGTTTTTCTTCAATAGATTCTTCTTCAGCCATTTCTGTTGGCTCCTCTTCTATCATTTCTTCTTCAGCCATTTCTGTTGGTTCTTCTAACATATCTTCTTCCATCATTTCTTCTTCCATCATTTCCTCTTCTTGTGGAAAAGATTCTGTCATCATAGCTGGTTTTTCCTCTATCATTTCTTCTTGTGGAAAAGACTCTGTCATCATTGGTGGCTCATCTTCCATCATTTCTTCTTGTTCAAATGTATCATTAGCAAAAGATTCCGGTTCTTCATTGGGCTGCATAAACATAGGGGGTGGTTCATCATCCACAAAAGCTTCTTCTGTTGTAAAAGCGTCCTCGTTATCTGGCATCATAGGTAGAAAAGTTGCAACAATTTCATTAGATTCTTCGTACACCTCATCCATCATAACATCGTCAGCAAACATAACTATGGGTCCGTCTTCAAGTTCCATACCTTCGGGTTCCATCATAAACTCTTGGTCTATTTCCATAAAAAATTCTTGTATAAACTCTTCTGCAAATTGAAGCGTGTTCATCTCCATTTCCATTGGCATCTCCATTTCAAATTGTGGCTCTTCGTCAAATGTAAAAGTTTTTTCTTCTAAAAAAAATTCTTGCACATCATCAAATACCTCTTCTTGTAAATCACCTAAGGTATCTTGGACATCACCTAAAGCTGTTGAAGTGTTAGTATCTAATATAGTATCATCGTAAGTCATCGTAAGAGCTGCACCCAATAAATTAGGACCACCTTTAACAGCTGACCCTGAGTTATTGTCTGTGCCACTCCATGACCAATCAACTTTATTTGATCCATGACCATTATAAATTACTTGATCATTATATTGTCCACAATCTGCAGTCTGTCCGCCAGAGTTTGATGTTGGATAACCATTACAGTTTCCTTGAAAACCATCAATGTCTGTTCTTGTTTGTGTGGTTGTAGATAAAACTGTACCCAATGAATCTTTTAATTGTATTGTAACTGTGTG